GCATATATGCAAACTGGCGCAGCAATTCAAATGATAAAAGATCAAGATCCAAATACAACTTGTCTTGCGTTTTCTTTACTAAGAAATAATAGAAGACATATAAGCAATACATTATCACACATATCTTGTTATTCAAATGGTGGTGAGTATAAATCTGCTGACGAGTCTGCTGTGATTAAAATAGCAAAAGATTTTAAAGAACTAGGTGCTTCTGCCTTAACAAAAATTAATGCTTATGATGAATATTATTTAATTCCAATAGAAAATGTTAAACCTGAATCTTTAAATATCGCTAATGATTTAAATTCTTCAAAAGAGAAAACAGCAAGTCAAATAGCAAAATCATTTACTAAGCTTTTAAAACAAAATAGAAATAGTAGATTCTTATTAACTTCTTTTGCGAAACAGGTAGCATAATGGCTGAAACAATATCATTAAAAGATAAAATTATAGAATTAAGATCTAAAATACTTATACATTCTTATATGTATTGGTACAAAGATAATCCTCTAGTGTCTGATGTTTTATTTGATGCTTGGAAAAAACAATTAGTTGAATATCAAAATGAGCATAAACAAAAATTTCCTAATGAAAGAATAGAATTTTTTGAAACTGCATTTATTAATTGGGATGGTAAGAACTCAAAGGGACTGCCTTTATTTGACGAATGGATTACGAACAGAGTTGAAATGTTAGATAAGTATAAAAATGCAACTCCATACTTTAATATTTAAATTTATGATATTATTATCTCTATCAGGTTGTTTTGGTTCAACAATATTTACACTTGGTGAATTTAAAATAACTACTGGGGATGTAATGACTAAAATCGTTAAAATTATACCGAAAAACGATGAAAATCTAGAAGACTATGAAAATAAAAAATTATAATTCGGCTAAGTCATTGAAATATAATACTTTTTTATTTTCCACAAGTATATACTTTTTCAACGATTTATGGTATAATATACGTATAAACTAACTAAAAAAAAGGCAAATATATGATGAATGATGTGAATATAAAAAAGTTTGTAGAATCTCTACATAAATCTTATTCCAATGATGAGAATAAATTTAATTGGAAACAAATTGTTAAGGTTTTTAAAACTACTAAATTTGATAATAAATCAGAAGTTTACAACTGGGTGAAAGCACAAAAAAGTGGAAGAGGATCTTATATTATCCCTCTTTCAAGTGTTTCTTCTTCAGTGACAAATAATGTTGTCAAAGTTGATACTGTAAAATCTGAATCTACAAATTTAGATGCAAAGTCTTTAATTCCAATTAGAGATAGTAATTATGTTCCATTCGGAAACTATAAAGATCTTGAAACTATCATAACGTCAAGACAATTTTATCCAACATTTGTGACTGGACCGACTGGTAATGGTAAATCTACATCAATCGAACAAATATGCGCAAAGCATAAAATTTCTTTGATTAGAGTAAACTTAAACAGTTTGACAGACGAAGATCAATTAATTGGTACTAAAACACTCGTTGATGGAAATATTCAAATAGTTGAAGGACCAGTTGTTATTGCAATGAGATTAGGAATACCATTGTTGCTTGATGAAATCGATGCTGGTGGTGCTAATACTCTATTATGTTTACAACCAATCCTAGAGGGCAAGCCATTTTACTTTAAATTAAAGAATGAGATTATCGTTCCTAAATTTGGTTTCAATATATTCGCTACAGCGAATACCAAAGGCAAGGGTTCAGAAGATGGAAGATATATTGGTACGAATGTTTTGAATGAAGCATTTCTTGAAAGATTTGCTGTGACATTCCAACAAGAATATCCATCTCCAGTGATTGAATTAAAAATTGTTAAAAATCTGATGGATTCTTATAAGTGTAAGAATGATAAATTCGCTCAGACTCTTGTTAAGTGGGCTGATGTAATTAGAAAAACAAATGAATCAGGTGGTGTTGATGAAACAATTACTACTAGAAGATTGGTGCATATTGTAAGAGCATACTCAGTATTTAAAGATATTGATAAATCTATAAAGTTATGTACAAATAGATTTGATGAAGCAACAAGACTTGCTTTTATTGATTTGTTTGACAAAGTATCAAATAACAAAGAAACTTCGGCTCCGAAACCATCAGAGTCTGAAGTTGCGAGTGCTGTAGTTAATCAACCACAAACAGTGACTGCTTAATGCTGACTTGGAACTCACTAACTAAATCACAAAAACGTTGGGTAGAACACGTTTCAAAAGTTCTACCCGAATGTTTATCTAAAGGGTACATTACAGCAACACAATGTTATGATTCTTTTAAAGAATTAGAAAAACAAAGAGTATCAGGTGCTCCTAAGATTGGATATCCTAATTGGCTGTTTAAACTTAATAAAATTAAAAGAGGAATATATTTGTTTCCAGCAGAGGGAGTGACAGTACAAAAAGCATCTCAATCTTTAATTGGGAAAGCTGAACCGATTATTATTTCAAGTAGAGTGCCAGAAGAAGACAAATCGTTTATAAATGATTTAAAAGCTTTTGGTATAGATATAAAAGTTTCTTAATGGGGGTTATTGTTAGTTGATTGTAAAGTGGGAGTCCCATATAAGAGATGTTTTCATTTTCTCCCACTTTACTTACAATAAAAAATATAATATAATAGTGATATGATAACATATGATAATGCTTCTAAAGCCCAAAGAAAATGGGTTGATGCAATAATTACAATTTTTCCAAATCTTGAAAAAACTGGAGTAATTTCAGCAGCAGAATGTTATTCTGCTCATATGAATTTGTTAAAAAATCGTAAAGCTGATTCAGATAAAATTGGTTATCCAAATTGGTTATTTAAAACTAATAAAATAAGTCCAGGAGTTTATTTTTTTCCTGCAAAAGGATTAAATCCTGAAAGTATAGTTAAAACAACTCCTGTAGGAGATTCTACTGTAAGAGCAGAAGTATCAAAGACAGAGGAAGATAAACAATTTTTTAAAGACGTATTAACTAATGTATAAATTTAACGAAGATAAACTAATTAAAGAATTAAAAGAATATATTGACCAAACATACAAAGGTCATTATTCTAAAAAGAAATTTCAATCAACAGAGTTCATCGTTGATTGCGGTCATGGTCTAGGATTTACTCTAGGCAATGTTTTAAAATATGCTCAAAGGTATGGACATAAAGATGGACAAAATCGTAAAGATCTTTTAAAGATTTTACACTATGCTCTTCTTGCTTTGTATATACACGATCAAGGAGAAAAACTTAATAATGAAAAGGAGTGAGAATGAAACTAAGTAAAGAAACACTTGCGATTATGAAAAACTTCGCAGGAATTAATGCCAATCTAATGTTAAAGAATGGTAATAAAATATCAACAATATCACCAGCAAAAAGTGTAATGGCTGTAGCACAAATTTCTGAGAACTTGCCAATTAATGGTTCTGGAAACTTTGGTATATATGAATTAAATGATTTTTTATCAGCTTACACATTAATGGAAGATGCAGATTTAACATTCGGTGATAATTTTTGTTTAATTTCTAAAGGTTCACAAAAAATTAAATTTTATTCAGCAGCGAATGAAATGTTAGTTATTCCATCAAAAGAAAGCTTGCCTGTTTCTGATGATGTATCTTTTAATTTAAAAGCAGCAGATTTAGATATTATTTCAAAGTCAGCAGCAGTTTTAAAAGTAAGTGATATATCAATCGTATCAAAAGATGGTAAAGTAAGTGTTGAAGTTGCTGATAAGAAAGCACAACAAGCTGCAAAATCAGGTCAATCAACAGCTAATGCTTTTAATCTAGATATTGGTACATCAGATAAAGAGTTTAAAGTAAATATGAAAGTTGAGAATTTACAAAAAATTGCTCTTACAGATTATACTGTGACAGTTGATAGCAAAAAACTATCTAAATTTTCAGCAACTAAAGGTTCGCTAGTATATTACATCGCAATCGAATCTGATTCTGTAATCGGCAAATAATTTAATGGGAGGAATACTCCCATTATACATCTATATTATATTATGATAAACACATCTGACAATCAATTTGTTTGGGTTGAAAAGTATCGTCCTCGCACTATTAATGAGTGTATTCTTCCTAAAAATTTTAAACTTACATTAAAGTCTTTCATTAAAGGAGGACAGATTCCACATTTCCTATTTTATGGTACAGCAGGAGTTGGTAAAACTACTGTCGCACGTGCATTATGTGATGAAATTGGTGCTGAGTATATAATCATAAATGGCTCAGAAGAGGGTCGTATGATTGACACTTTAAGAGTAAAGATTAAAGGATTTGCTTCAACTGTATCTTTAACTGCAGCAAAAAAAGTAATCATACTTGATGAAGCTGATTATATGACTCCGAATATAATGCAACCAGCTTTAAGAGCATTTATAGAAGAGTTTTCTTCTAATTGCAGATTTATACTTACTTGTAATTTTAAGAATAAAATTATTGATCCTATTAAGTCGAGATGTTCTGTAGTTGACTTTAAAATACCAACTGATGAGAGAGCAGTTATTGCTGCTGATTTTTTCAATAGAGTTATTGAGATCCTAGATAAAGAAAATGTAAAATACGATAAGAAAGTGGTTGCTACTCTTATACAAAAGTTCTTTCCTGACTTTAGAAAAACATTAAACGAACTACAAAGATATTCGGTTGGTGGCACTATTGATACAGGAGTTCTTGTAGGTGTATCAGACGAATCTTATACAAAATTATTTAAGTATTTAAAGAACAAAGAGTGGGATAAAATGCGTGAGTGGGTTGATCTCAATTCAGACATTGACACTACAAATCTATTCTCAGAGATATTTGAAAAATGTCAACCAGCAATGGATAAAAACTCAATACCAGAGTTGGTTCTAATACTAGCAGATTATCAATACAAATCAGCTTTCGTAGCAGATGCGAGTATTAATAAGATTGCTGCAATGACAGAGATAATGAAAAAATGCCAGTGGAAGTAAAACAATATAAAACAAATCCATTTAAGTTTGTCACAGCTATTAATTACAGTAAAGAAAACCTACACGAAACAGAGACTTTCGAAGATGACTATTTGCCTTATATTATTAATAGATCTCTCTCTATGTTTCCAGATACAGTACAAATAGCTAATGAAATCAACATATTACACTATATTCCAAAGAAATGGCAATTTCTATTTTACCTAAATATAGTCGCTAAGAAGAAAAGATATTCGAATAAAAAGTGGGCAAAAAAATCTAAAGATTCTAATGAACCCTTTATTATGGAATATTATAACGTTTCTGCTCAAAAAGCAAAAGAGATATTATCCCTTTTAAAACCAGAGCAGATTGAAATTATTAAATCAAAATTTTATAAAGGTGGCACACGATGAGTGAAGTTGAAAATAAACAAGAATCATTAGAGACTGTAAAAGAAGATTCAAATAAGTCTATTCCATACGCATGGAATCCAGACAAAATGTTAGAGGTTTTTTTAATTGAACCTGATAACTTTTTAAAAATTAGAGAAACATTAACACGTATCGGTATCGCAAGTCGTACTGATAAAAAACTATATCAATCTTGTCATATATTACATAAACAAGGAAGATATTTTATTGTTCATTTTAAAGAATTATTTTCTTTAGATGGAAAAGAATCTAATATTACTACAAAC